GCCGTAGATGCCATCGGCCATCATGGTAAAATCCATGTGGATACGGCTGATAATCCAGTCGTAGAGGTTGGCCGCTTTGATGGACTCGCCCCCATCTTCGCCATCAGGTTCTAGTTCCCCGGCGTATTGATGGATGGTCGTAGCTGCCTCTTTGATGGCTACGATTCGTTTTTTGTCGGCTGCGCTGTTGCGCGCTCCTGCTTTTGTGGTCATTTATCCGTTTCCCCCGCGACCGCATCCTCAAAATCCTTGATAATCGCCGGTAGCTGCTGCTGCAACACTACCTGCTCGGTCGGCCAGCCAATGCGCTTAAAAATAGGCTTCTGGAACTGAGCAGCCTGCACCGGTGGGGCATACTCGGTATTATTGCCCACCTTGCCAACGATTTCGTTGGGTTGCGTGTCTACCTCAGTAGTCCAGCGCCGCCCAAGCGTACCGGTGCGCTGATACTTGCTATTCGCTGGTTTTGGCGGATAAGTCGCTAATGGTGTCTGCAATCTGAACATAGCCTTGTGCATGGGCGACTTGAGGGCAGAGATAATATCTATCCCGTCCAGTTTGCCTATCAGTCTGTCTAGCCCTTTAATTTCGATTTCCATGATTAATTACATCACTCTACATACGCACTGTTGATCGTGAGGCCATCCTGAAACAACCCGCCGACATGCTCGATCATTTCCGCTAACTCATAACCAGATTGCAACGTTGCCGTGTCCATTCCCAATCTGCACTGGTGTTGTGCCGGGATAGGCGCAGGCACATTCCCACACACTTCCCTCCGCCAGCACCCCATCCGGCCCCGCCGCCGTACTCAACGTACGAATCCTCATAGCGCCTCACCGAAAGACTATCCTCGCAAACCCGTCGCCGCCTGCGCCACCCGCACCGGAATTGTTGCCAGATGCAGAAGCACCGCCACCACCGCCACCACTGCCCCGGTAGCCATTGCCACCATTCCCTGCAACCGCAGACGTAGAGGCACCACCGCCACCACCGCCATTCCCCGCAATCGTGGCGGCAGCTTGGGCAGGCGCGGACGTACCATTTGCGCCTGTAGCACCTCCCACTGGGCCAGTGCCGATATTTGTGTAGGCACGCCCACCTAGGCCGCCGTTCCCGCCAGGTCTAGCAACATCACTGGCGTCTATGCCACCCCCAGCGCCGCCGCCGCCAGGGACAACCCCGCCTGCGCTAGGGGAGCCGGGCGTTCCAGCTATGCTACTGCTCGCTCCAGATGCTGGCGCATACTGCGAGTTTGTGGCACCACCACTACCGCCTGTACCTGATGTCGAACTACCGCCTGTGCCAGCATTACCGCCAGGAGCAACACCAACGATACTGGCTGCGGTGAGAGACGAGATACCTCCTGCGCTACCGCCATTCCCGTCGCCGTCCGCCGTTTTTGCTGCACCACCCGCACCACCCGCACCAACGACAAGCGAAATATTAGCGCCAGCACCGCCCAAATCAACTACGCTATGACTCCCAGATGTGTAACCGCCGCCGCCGCCGCCACCGCCGCCATAACGGGCCGATGCGGATGCGCCGCGGCGTCCACCACCACCACCACCACCACCACCGATCAGGGTAAATTCCATTGTGGTGTAGCCAGTCGGAATGGTGATGTTGTAGGTGTTTGGTGTTGTGTAGTCTGTGATTTGTGGCGCGGGCATGTTGTCTCCTAAATTACTGTCAGCCGTGATTGCAATCGAGATGCCGATTTGCACGTTAATACACTCCAACAATGCTCGTAGCGGTCGTGCCGGTTGACCACACGCGAGTAATCCGCAACGGATGGATAACTCCCGCCGCCAACTCCACAAATGTCACCGTGTCGCCACCTACCAGCGTCACTTTCACATTTCCGCTCGCGCCCACGTACAGGCCGCGGGTAACCTGTGCCAAATCCGCACCGTCATTGCCGGTGATGCCGAAGGCGTTTTCTCCGCTAGAGATCATGGACGCCTGTGAGCTAGAAAATTTGTCTGCCATATTTCCTCCTGATTCAATATCGGTACTCCCCAGCAACGGCAAGAAATGTGGGCCGGAAAGTTATACCCGCTAAAGCTCTTGCCTAGCGGCGCTTCCGTACCATTCAACGGCTGGCAGATCGGGCATACCATATCGTCCATTGCGGTACGCCATCCCCATTTCTTAACAACCCCACTATCCTGGTAAATTATCAGGCTTCCCTGAGCGTATGCCCTGGTTGTTTCAGTGGCCGCAATCATGGCCGCTCGGTCAGGCCCAAAGATACCGCCCAAGTCATCAATCAAGGCTTGCAACGGCTTACCGCTATCAATCCACTTTCCCAGCGCCGCCTGCGTCCGTTTCTGCGATGTTTCGTCAATGCCCTTGATGAGTTCAAAAGAGTAGTTCTCAACCCACTCTTTAGCCCGTTTATTCGATAAGGTCCAGTCAAACCCCATCGTTACACCGGCTAGTTGCTTAACCGCTACACTCACCCCCAGGTCTACCCCGGCCTGCAAAGCGCTCGTAATAGCCGCTTGTAGCTCCTGGTTGGCCTTGTAGCTCCGTTGAATCCTGGCCGCAACCTCGTTTGGATCGGTCTGGTCAACGTAAGTGTTCATCATATCGGCAAAGGCTTTCTTTAGGCGATTCTCGCTGTCGGCCTCTGCCGCCATCCTGAGCTTGTATTCAGCCTCATCGTCACCGGGGTCAAGCAGCAATAGCCCCTTATGGGTAAAAAAATGCTGGCCGGTTCCGTCCTCCTGATTGAACGCCTTGCGCACATCGTTTTCAGTAGTGGCCGTAGAGAGCGCCTCAACAATAAAGCTCTTGACTGTGGCCGGTATGACTTCGCTGACAAATTCCCGTTGTGCCTTGCCCTCCCTGACTGCCTTGAGCGCCACCTTGCGCCAGCGTGCCAGTTCGGTGTCAATAGCAATCTTCCCGGCCTGCTCTTGCACCATCGCTTGTGGAGCCTGCGCCCCTGGCAATGTGCCAACAGGGTCAGTCAGGGTATTAATATTGTCTACCCCGGCCCTGGTGAGTGCCTGCTGAAGTATCCGTATCGGCAACTGGATGAACGGCTTTATCTCAGACAATTCAGGCGGAACCTCAACCTCGCCCAGCCCTAGCAGCTTACGATTCTCGTTGATCGTTCGGTCTTGCGAGTAAATGGTATATTCCTGAATTTCGAGCGCCCGGTCTTGTGGCACTATGTTAGGCGCGACAATTGCCACATCTTCACCATAATAAGGCGCGAGGTCGGCATTCAACTGCTCGGCAAAATAGTCTAGCTGCGGTTGGATAGTGTTGCGTGCAAAAGCAATCTCAGCCGCCAACCGGCTATCACCCGATAGCCCGCCAGACACAAGCCCTTTCGGAATGCCATACACAGCGTCAATCTCCTCGCGATTAAACTGGCGAGATTGAATAATTTGCATCTGCTCTAGCGTCTGGCTGATCATCTCGACTTTTAGGTCGCCAGAGCGGGTGAATAGTCGCTTCTGCCCATTACGTAGCTGCTCAGAAAGCAACGCCCGTTGCCGGTCGAAATCTTCCGGCGTTGTGTCCTGCGGCACGCTGATAATGGCCGAAGGGACGGCATTGTCCTCTTTGTAAAAGTCCCGCTGCCATACGGCTTGTGCATGGTCAGACTGTACACCCAGGATAGCCGCCTGTAGCGATGAAAGCCCTTCCCACCAGTCAAACGGGTTGGGCATTCTGAAATGGATGATGTTTTCGCCCGGCAATAGTTGCAGTTCTCCATTGACACTATACTGATAGTCAATCACGGCTTGACCGGCGAACACCCCGCGCCCTTCGTGCAACGTCTCTGGTCTCGGCAAGACCTGATTAGCGGGCAAGGGCCAAAGCTCTTGCGGCTCACCCCTGCCAATTCCAGGCGTTGAGATGAACAAGTAGCCGTTACCCCTGAGCAGATACCATGCTGACGTGTAGCGCAGCATGAAAGAACCGCTCATCAAGGAATTGGGTCGCGCTACAAGAGCGCAGAAAGGATGATCTGGTTCATCATTGTTTTGCCGTTGCACTTTCATTCTGGCGTCACCGCTAGCCAGGCGGTCAGAGATGAGCTTGATGTCACTGTAGGCCCAAGCGCTGGTCATGGCTAAAGCGTAGGCGTTACTGGTGTCTTCCCTATCAGCGCTGCGGTAGCCGCCCAGCATCGTCATCCGGTCTAGTGTGCGCCGGAACGGGTCAGTTGCCTTGCGCGCTGCGGTAGCGTTGGGCGCTTGGATAATGTTTGCAATCCACTGACCGAAACTCATTTGCGCATCCACACTGACAAAAGAATCATCATTAAGAATTCAAAAACGACAATGGCGACAATACGCCACCAGTCTACGCCAAAGAGCAAGGCCAAAGGAGCGGATAGGGCATAGAACACAGCGATAGCCCAGAGAATGGCTTTGAGTTGATCGGTCATAACGTCGCTATAAGCGGCTTGCCCCTCGACTGCCAACGAATCATCGCCTGGGTGAACGCATCTACGTCATCATCGTGACTGGCATTTGGAAAGGCCGCACAATTGGCAATAAATTCGTCTACCCATCCATAGAGCGCAGGATGAGGCAAATAGACGTTGCCCGATTCGACCGCTGGTGATGCAGCGTTTGCCCGCGTCACCTTGCCCCCGTTTGGCTCTACAGCAATCAAGCCGTCAATCTTGGATCTAAGTATCTGGATTACGGCGGGGCCATTGGCCTTGTCTTCAATCAATTTGGCGTACGCTTTAGGCCATTTGACGGTCATGTGCTGAATCGCCGCCATCGTATCAATAATATCCATGCGTTCTTTACGATAATCAAGCAGATACTTGTTGGCCTGTTTTCTGCCCAACACCTGACCGGCCACGAAATCACTGGTGTTAGTGTCCTTAAACGCGCAATCCCAGGATTGCAGCATGTCGTCAAACGAATCGGGCAGTTCTACCGCTGCTATCTGAACTATTTCGCCGTCTGGCATCCGCACCGGCACGGGTAGCAGATCCATGCCCTTTGGTTTCCAGTAACGCCAGTAGTGGCGCTTGAAAATGCCGCCACTAACAGGCGTTGGGCGCTGCTGGTAAAGCGAGTTCCAGTCATAGCCACCAACACTGATTCGGGTCGTCTCCAACTCATCTTCGTCATATTTAGTAGGCCAGAGCGCCTGCCCTGGTTGCCGAATGTCGTAGCTGGCTAAAGGTTCTTCAGCAATAGCCGGGAAGCTCAGAACGGTCCATTGGTCAGCTTTTGGGTTGCTCTTGGCTAAATCCAGCAGCCGAGCCTCCAAACCATCCTCATGCCAACGAGTCACTGTGATAAGAATGCCGCCACCTGGCGCGAGACGGGTACGAAAAGTTGATGTGTACCAGTCCCAGATCGCCTCCCTGACAGTTGCGCTGTTGGCCTCCTGACGGTTCTTCACTGGGTCATCAATAATGCCGTGGCGCATCCCCATGCCAGTAATTGCGCCGCCCACCCCAGAGCTACGGTAATAGCCGTTGTACTCAACCACCTCAAACTCATCTGAGTTGCGTAGCCATGAGCCACTTGCCATTGTCCTGATGTTCTTGCCATACAACTGAGTCTGCGGGAAGATGCGCCGGTATTCGTCACTGTCAATGATGCGTTGCACGTCCCGGTTCATGCGCTTAGCTAAAGCGTCTCCAAAGCTGGCAGCAATAATGGGTGCGTCTGGATCTCGGCCCAGAATATAGGCAGGTAAGTGTCGCGAAACAATCTGGCTCTTACCGTGCCGAGGCGGTGCAAAAATCATCAACCGCTTGATTTCTAGCCGGGCGAATTTGTCAAGGTACTCACACATCACCCTGTGATGCCAGTTGACTTCATACTCTGGCATTGTGTAAGTGATAAAATCTAACAGGCTGTTACGGGCAAGCTCCCTATCTATCTCATCAAGCGTCGGCAGATTCTTCACTTTGCGTTTTTTCTACCAGCGTTCTGAGCGCACGTAATTCTTCTACTGAAAGCTTCGACAGGTCAGACTTCACCGAATGCTCTACCGGCCCGCCATCTTTACCCGTTAGCTCCGTCCGATCCACAAACAACTTATGGTGTCTACCAATCAACGCCAAAGCCGCCTGCGCATCATGTAACTCGAAATCAACCTCCTGCGTCTTGACCTCGGTTTCATCAATTACCCGTGTCGTTTCACGGATGCGCAAGCGTTTAATCAAGCCGGTCTTTTTAGCCTTGCGCGCCTTGTCAAGACTGAACCGGCCATCATCATCCAGGCAATCGTTAATGTCGCCTCTGGCATGAGCCGCCAGCCTCATCAAAGCTTCGTCGGCGCTCATGGCGGATTCGGTCAATCGTTGACTGATGTACTCCGCAATCTCAGGATTTCTTGCCAGTTTACTGCCCATCTCGTTAGCAGAGCGCTTAGAGTACCCAGCCTTAAGCGCGGCCTGAGTTTTGTTGAAGCCGATTAGATATTCGTTGGCAAAAATAAGCTGCTTATCCGAGAGAGCCATAGTCTAGCCGCCTGAGCTACAGGTACAGGTATAGGTGAACTGGATCGAGTCACCGCCGACCACGTTGATAGCACTGAACACGCTGCGATCCCATAGCGTGCCACCGCCGGTCGCAGCCTGTGACAAGATGCCATGTTCAGTAATGGCAGCGCTCGCATCGAACGTCAGGGTGCCCGTTGTACGATACTGGTTGGCCGCTGGTTGGGAACGCGTCCCCGTGGCGCGGGTGGAATCGGGGTTGAGCGCTGTGGTCGATTCGGCGCCAAGTGCCGTATCGCCTACCGCCTCTGCGCCCGTTCCCGTCCCGCAACCGTGAAAATTCATGGTGGTAATATCCTGGCCGTTGTTATCCCAGTCGTCCACCAGGAAGGCAACGCCAGCATCAGTAATGACGCGTCGGCTAACCACGCCGTAATCAATGACCTCGCCGTTAGCGCGGAACAACCGAACGGACAGTTCGCTGGTAAGTGTCGTGATACCGGTCAGGGCGCTGAACTGCTTTGCCAGCCAGTTGAACAACCAACCGATGATGAACGTCCAGCGGGTGCGATTCTTAACATGCCACCAGAAGCCAGGGCCTGGAGGCGCAATTTTCTTTGCGGCCAAGTGGCCGCTAAATGATGCTCTACCGATGGTCATGATACACCCTCCAAACTAGCAACATAGTCTTTGGCCGCATCATTGACCGGCTCAAAGTGGGATAAAAACTCACTAACATCTAACTTGGCAAGCAGATCTCGGCGGGTCATCTCATAGACCTCACCTGCTTGCCAGAAAGCGCCATCCTCCTGATGGTATTCAATACAGCGGAATTGCATATGCCCTCCTGGGACAAAAAAAATAGGGCGAGAACACCCTTTCGGATGTCTCGCCCCTTCGTCAAACGCTTGAGCGTGAATTATTTAGTTGGTATGATTACTGTCTTGTGTTACTTCCCTGCGTTGATGCCCCGTCAACAGTTTCGGTAAATTCAGCCACCGACGCAACTGGTGAATACGCGCAATCAGGTTGTCATGCTCTATCAGTAATTCTTTACGGGAAAGCACCAGAGTAATTTTATCGTCACTCATACTCTTGTCGGATTGATCGTGATATGGCCGGTCAAGACCGTTGAAACATTGCCGGTTTCGTCAGTTATCTCCACCTCGTGATAGTACACACCCGGTGTTAGGCTGACTGTGTTGGCCGGTGTAAGTGCTACGGTGAATTGACCCAACAAGCCGTTAGTGACTGTAATTCCACTGGCAAGAGCCTTGTTGAGCACGACCACTTCCAATGCCTCATCATACAGCACCCACTTAATTGTAGCGTTGGCGATATTCTTGTTGCCACCGTTATTTTCATCATAGACAATAACATTCAGATTGCGAGTGTCCCCAGCAATCATGTCTACATCCTGCCCTGTTCGCATTACACGCCGCCCTCTAAATCGTCCCTGGTCTTAAAACCGCCACGTAATGAGATGTTAGTCAGGAAAGAACCGACCAGACTGACCGCACCTCTGATAATTACTTGCAGCTTGTTGGTAGTCAATGCGCCTGCGCCAGTCAATGTGCCGGTCAGCGTTATCAGAAATGTCCTAGCGAAAGCCCCTGTACTGACGAGCGTACCAGAAAAACTTACAAGAGTTTTTCTGGTCAATGATCCGGCACTGATTAGCGTGCCAGATAAACTCTTCTGGCCTTGCTTGGTCAATGCTCCAACGCTACTCAACGCACCTGCAAAACTCTTGCGGGTCTGTTTTGTTAGGCTTCCAACACTGGTCAGAGTCGCAGAAAAAGCCCGTCGCGTCTGTTTGGTCAATGCCCCGGCGCTGGTCAGCGTACCAATTATGCTCTTTTGGACCTGCTTGAGCAGGGAACCGACGCCAGTGAATGCACCCGCCAAACTCTTCTGACCTCGCTTGAGCAGAGATCCGGCGCTGGTCAGAGTACCAACAAAACTTTTTTGCGCCTGTTTAACAATGGACCCGGCGCTGGCCAGCGTTGCAACGCTGGCCCGTCGCGTTTGCTTGATCATCGCTCCCGATGATGTCAATGCGCCAGACAAACTCTTGTACGTCTGTTTGGTCAATGATCCGGCACTGATTAGCGTACCGGTCAAAGCCTTCTGGCCCTGCTTGAGTAACGCTCCGGCACTGGCCAGAGTGCCGGTAAAACTCTTGTAGGTCTGCTTGGCCAAGCTTCCGGCAGTCGCCAGCGTACCGGATAAAACCACAAAAAAGAATTTGGCAATACTTACCGCGCCCGATGATGTCAATGTGCCGGCCAAACTCTTCTGACCTCGCTTGAGCAGAGATCCGGCGCTGGTCAGAGTACCAACAAAACTTTTTTGCGCCTGTTTAGCAATGGACCCGGCGCTGGCCAGCGTTGCAACGCTGGCCCGTCGCGTTTGTTTAGCAATGGCCCCGGCGCTGGTTAATGTGCCAGACAAAACCTTTCGGCCCTGCTTGAGTAACGCCCCGGCGCTGGCCAGAGTGCCGGTTAGGCCCTTTTGGCCCTGCTTGGTTAGTGCGCCAGATGTTATCAAAGTGCCGATCAAGATTTTGGAAATCAACCTTGTTGCACTGAGCGCCCCGGCGCTGGTCAGGGTGCCGCTCAAAACCTTTCGGCCCTGTTTGAGCAAAGCGCCAGCGATGATCAATGTACCAGTGAGAATCTTTTGCACCTGCTTGGTAATGGCCCCAGCGCCGGTCAAGGTGCCAAGCAGATTCCTTTGCACTTGCTTAACAATCGCCCCAGCGTTGGTCAGGGTGCCGCTCAAAACCTTTCGGCCCTGTTTGAGCAAAGCGCCAGCGCTGGTCAGCGTGCTAGTAAAACTCTTGTAAGTCTGCCTGGTCAATGCCCCGGCACTGGTCAGCGTGCCAGTCAAGGCGACAATGATAACTCGGCTGGCAGTAAGCGCACCTGCCATTGCTAATATGCCAGTGAATGAACGAGATGTCCGCTTGAGCAAAACACCAGCGGTCGTCAACGTCCCGAATAGCCCCTTTTGGCCCTGTTTGAGTAACGTTCCGACGCTGGTTAGCGTACCTACAAGAATTTTTCCGCCCTGTTTGAGCAATGCGCCGGCACTAGTCAGAGTGCCTGTGAAAACTTTCCCGCTCTGCTTGGTCATCGCGCCGGCGCTGGTCAGGGTGCCGGATATGGACTGCGAGAAACTATTGCTGGCGGGCGCGAGAGCGAATGAAATACCCGCCCACTGCTCACTGACCAAAAGCGTTACATTCGTATCAGCAATCGCGCCTGCGGTGGCTTGTGTGCGCTCATAAACAACAAGGTAACCACCCGAAGATTGAAACTTTTCACCAACCTTATTCCAACCACTCGGTACGCTGCCGGGTGTTGTGTCCCCGGCGCTAACATCAGTAAAGATGACACCAAAGACCCGGCAGTCGTTGACAGTAGTAGTGAGGCCGGGAATAACCGCCGTGCCGCTGTTGCCATTAGCATCTGTACCCTTGATGTGAAAACCGCTAGCCGCACCCGAAACAGCAAACGATACCCCGGCGCTACGCTCGGATGTTCCCAACGTCACACTGGCGGCTGATTCGCTTGCCCCAGCCGTCTTGTAAGCCAGGCTGAATGAAGAGCTGGTCTGAAACGACTGGTCGTTCCATTCCTCTGTCCAAACACCAGTACCGGGATACGTGTATGTCTCACCAGCTGGATCCGAGACAATAGCAGCGAACCAGCGATCTAGGTTCGCCAAACCAGT